CGTAAGATCAGCTACTAAGTTTTTTGGAAAGAAGTAGTATGGCAGATAAAAAAGAAATTAAATTAAAAACAACTATTACTGGTGCTCAACAATTTGGTTCTGCTGAAGCTGGACGCAATTTAAAAAATAAAGTTGAAAAAGATATTCAACGTTTTATTAATAAAAAAATGACAGCAGCAGAGTTTAAAAAGAAATACGGTGTGTCTGTAGCTGAAGCACAGAATGTAGTATATGCTGCTGCTAATGAAGCAACAAGAACTGACTATAAATCTGCTGGAGCAGCAAAACAGGCAGATAAGGCTGCTCTAAGACTTTCAAAAGATAAAGTAAAAATAAAAGAAAGAAAAAAAAGAGATGCTGAANTAGATAAAAAANTTAACGNTATAAATAATCGCATGGGTTCAAACGATTATCGTAAGGGTGGATTAACATTAAATACAGTAGANAATAGAAAGAAATAACATGGCATTTAAACTAAGTAATAGAAGTATGGCTAAACTAGAAGGCGTTGAACAAAGTCTTGTAGATGTAGTAAAAGAAGCTATCCAGTTAACTAAGGTAGACTTTGGTGTTACCTATGGTATGCGTACTGCAGAAGAGCAGCAAGAGTTGTATGACTCTGGACGTTCACAAACATTAAAATCTAAACACTTAGTTGGTAGAGCAGTAGACTTAGTTGCATACTTTGGTTCAAACATTTCTTGGGAGCTAAATGTGTATGATGACATCTGTGATGCAATGGCAGAAGCAGCAAGACGAAACACTGTTGGTATCAAGTGGGGTGCTGCTTGGTCTGAAGGTGACATACGAATGTACAGTGGTACTGCAGAAGATTCTATGAATGCTTACATAGACCTGCGTAGGTCACAAGGTCGTAGACCATTTATTGATGCACCACATTTTGAGATGATGTAACATGGCTAGAGAATTAACAGAACGTCAACAAAAGTTTCTTGATGTCCTTATGGATGAAGCTGCTGGTAACATTACTGCAGCTAAAAACCTTGCAGGGTACTCACCTAATACACCTAACCGTGAAATTACCAGCAGTTTAAAAGAAGAAATAATTGACATAACACATAACTTCTTAGCACGTAATGTACCAAAGGCTGCTATAGCTATGGTTAGTGCTTTGAATGATCCTACTGAGTTAGGCATTCGTGATAAAATGGCAGCAGCCAAAGAACTACTTGATCGTACTGGTTTAGTTAAAACAGAGAAGGTACAAGTGGAATCAAAGGGTGGCGTTATGTTAATGCCAGTTAAACAAGCACAGGATGACGATGACTAAATCTGCAGGTCAATGGAAACTACCCCAACCAACCGACATTAAAGAAGACAACGAGTGGGTTCCTATCCCACGTATATCAAGAACAGTACCCTTTGGTTATGAGTTAGACCCAAATGATTCATTTATTCTCTTGCCAATAGAACTAGAACTTGATATGCTTGAAAAAGCAAAGAAGTACTTAAAGCAGTACTCATATCGTGAAGTAGCTAACTGGCTGACTACAAATACAGGCAGACAAATCTCTCACGTAGGATTAATGAAACGGTTGGATAATGAGCGAAGACGGAAAAACAAAGCTGGAAGCCTACGCAAATGGGCAGACTATGCGAAAAAGGCAATCGCCAAAGCGGAAGAAATCGAACGTAACAGACTTGGCGCAAAAGAAAACAAAGACAACATCAGCCAAGAAAACGCAGCTTGATACATCACCTACGGTTATTAGCCAAGCTTCTGTTGAAGAACAACATAATATTATCTTCAAACCTAACGAAGGACCACAGACAGACTTTCTAGCTGCAGGTGAACGTGAGGTGCTATTTGGAGGCAGTGCAGGTGGGGGTAAGAGCTACGCCATGCTTGCTGACCCTTTACGCTTTATGGGCCACCCAGCCTTCTCAGGATTGCTCCTACGGCATACTACGGAAGAACTAAGGGAACTTATTTTTAAGTCACAAGAAATGTACCCTAAGATTTGGCCCGGCATTAAGTGGTCGGAACGTAAGATGCAGTGGACTGCGCCCTCTGGTGCGAGACTGTGGATGTCATACCTAGATAGGGAAGATGATGTCCTGCGCTACCAAGGTCTAGCGTTTAGTTGGATAGGCTTTGACGAGTTAACTCAATGGCCCACACCCTTTCCGTGGAACTATATGAGATCACGTCTACGGTCCACTGCAACCGACTTGCCTGTGTACATGAGAGCTACTACAAATCCGGGTGGCAGGGGTCACCACTGGGTTAAGAAAATGTTTATTGATCCCGCTAGTTATGGAAAAGCCTTTGATGCAACAGATATTGAAACAAGTGAAGTATTACGCTACCCTGCTGGACACGCCAAAGCTGGCAGGGCTTTATTCAAACGCAGGTTTATACCTGCCCGTCTTTCCGATAATCCTTATCTAGCTGAACAGGGTGACTACGAAGCAATGCTTCTATCACTACCAGAACAACAAAGACGACAGCTACTTGATGGTGATTGGGATATTAAAGAAGGCGCAGCCTTTACAGAGTTTGACAGAAACATACATGTAATAGAACCTTTTGACATACCTAACAACTGGGTAAAGTTTAGAGCATGTGACTATGGATACGGAAGTAAGTCTGGTGTAATCTGGTTTGCGGTATCTCCTGATGAAAAGTTAATTGTATACAGAGAACTATATGTAAGTAAAGTTCTTGCCACAGATTTAGCAGACATGGTGCTAGAGCTAGAGGCAGGAGATGGAAACATTAAGTACGGAGTTCTCGATTCTAGTTTGTGGCACAAGCGTGGAGACACTGGCCCAAGCCTTGCTGAACAAATGATTATGAAGGGTTGCAGATGGCGTCCTTCAGATAGATCAAAGGGATCAAGGGTGTCAGGAAAGAACGAAGTACACAGGCGTTTACAAGTAGACGAGTTTACAGAAGAACCTAGATTAGTATTCTTTAGTAACTGTACTAATTTAATTTCACAATTACCTGCATTACCTATTGATAAAAGAAACCCAGAAGATATTGATACTACATCAGAAGACCACTTGTACGATGCTTTAAGGTATGGTATTATGTCAAGACCACGTTTCAGTATATTCGATTACGACCCTATGGGTAGACCTCCTACTGGTATGCGAGTTGCAGACTCAACGTTTGGTTATTAAGGAAAAATAAATGGAAGAAGACAACGAAGGCTTCATTGAAGATGACTCTATTATCTTAGCGGATAGTGATGACTCAGACATAGAAGATGTAAACACATCTAAAATTATTCCATTTATTATGGATCGGTATAGTCGTGCGGAAGATCACAGACAACAAGATGAGCAACGTTGGCTACGTGCCTACAGAAACTATCGTGGTTTGTATGGTCCCGATGTACAATTTACTGAAGCAGAAAAGTCTAGGGTATTTATTAAAGTAACTAAAACAAAAACACTTGCAGCTTACGGTCAGATTATTGATGTACTATTTGCAAGTCAAAAGTTTCCCTTAACAGTAGACCCAACAGAACTTCCTGATGGTGTAGTTGCAGACGTAAGCTTTGATCCTAAAGAACCTGACCAATTAAAAAGCTCTGGCTTAGATGAGAAAGTAAGTCCTTATGGATTTAAAGGTGATGGTAAAGATTTACCTGCAGGTGCTACAGCGGCAACATTAGCAGATAGCCTTGGCCCACTAGAAAGTAAGCTAGGTGAGATTGATGGCTTACGTAAAGGTGTAGGTAAAACTCCTACTTCAATTACATTTAGTCCAGCTATGGTAGCTGCTAAGACAATGCAAAAGAAGATACATGACCAGCTAGAAGAATCTAGTGCAAGTAAACACCTACGTAGTACAGCTTTTGAAATGGCATTGTTTGGTACTGGTGTTATGAAAGGTCCGTTTGCTGTAGATAAAGAATACCCCAACTGGGGAGAAGATGGTGAGTATTCACCTATTATAAAAACAATACCACAGGTATCCCATGTATCTGTGTGGAACTTCTATCCTGATCCAGATGCAACCAATATGGATGAAGCTCAGTTTGCTATTGAACGACATAAGATGTCACGTACACAGTTACGTGCATTAAAGCGTAGACCTTACTTTCGCCCTACTGTAATTGAAGAAGCAGTGCAGCTAGGTGAGAACTACAATAAAGAATACTGGGAAGATGATCTATCAGATTATGTACCTGACTATGGTGTACAACGTTACGAAGTCCTAGAGTATTGGGGCATGTGTGACACAGAAATGTTAATAGAGCAGGGTGTAGATATACCTAATGAACTATCTAAGGTAGATGAGTTACAAGCTAACATATGGATATGTAATGGTAAACTACTTCGCATGGTACTTAATCCATTTAAACCTGCTAAGATACCTTTCATGGCTGCACCGTATGAGTTGAACCCTTACTCTTTCTTTGGAGTAGGTATTGCAGAGAATATGGATGACACACAAACTCTTATGAATGGTTTTATGAGAATGGCTGTTGACAATGCTGTATTATCTGGTAA